GTGGGAAACCTTACCCACAAGCAGTGAGGTTGAACCCCAAATAACAGCAGGCTGTGGAGCCTGTGCAAGTGGAATCCACCTCGCGTTCCAACCTACCCCTATGCCTAATGTATGATGGCTTCTAAGGTAGTTTATAACAAGGTGATTCTTAATGGTGCTAATATTAGCCCCCTTAAGGTTATCTTCTTGTATCTACCATTAGTCCTCATCATGACAGCTAGGAATGGGATAGAAATCTCTGACCTAGGTCTATCGTACGACCAGCGGTTGAGAAGGCTAGCACCCTAACTCAGTCGTGGGTAGGGACCTATCACGCGATGAAATTATATATTAGATGTTGCTTTTTACAATAGACTAAGTACGATAAGGAAGTTAATCCCTATAGTATTAGCCTTGTATATTAGCAACTACCCAACATATAATGACCGTGTGCTTAAGTTTCTTGATACATTTTCTCATAATGTGGACCAACAAGGCTTAAAGCAGACACTTCTAAGATATAAGAATCTTAGATTGGCTGTTTTAAGGTACCTTAGTGGGAATCCACTTTATGAACTTGAATTTATTGCACTAACTTCTTCAGGTTTTCCTAGGGAGTTGAAGCAATGGGAATCGGAATTAATGAGTAATGTTGACTCTCAAAGGATTCTTCTAACATTATTAAATGTTGGAAGGGCTTTTAAGATTCAACCTACCTTTAATCCTGATACCATTACTACACCTTCTAAGGGATTACCTCATTTAGAGGAGGCCGTAATTGGCGCTATCTGTAAGAATTTAGGGGTCAATTTTCAAGAGTTATCATGGCAGCAGTTTCATTTCTCTACCAAAAGTGGTCCTAACGGTCCTGCTATGGTAACCGCACTTACTGACTTGGACGCCTTGTCGTCACAACAAAAGGATGATATATACCTTTTGGGTGGCGAGGCGCTTCAAGTAGCAATGCGGAAGCCATATTTTCAGACACCATTAGGGCACACTATGATGGAGTTATGGACTACTGTTCATAATAAACCAGAAAAGTATACTCGTAAACTTAGCTACTTTAGTGATAAGGAGGGAAAGACTAGAATTATTGCTATTCTTGATTATTGGACACAAACTTGTTTATTTCCAATTCATGATGCCCTAATGGGTATCTTGAAGGGGATTAAGCAGGATTGTACCTTTGATCAGGATAGTTTTATTTCTAAGCTTTCACCTACTGGTCCATACTACTGTTATGATCTTTCCGCAGCCACAGACAGAATGCCTGTGACTTTACAAGAGCAGGTATTAACCTACTTGCTTGGGAAAGATCGGGCAGCAGCATGGAAACGACTGCTTGTTAGAGATGCGTACCTTGTCAAAGACCATGACTCTGTTATGTACAGAGCGGGTCAACCGATGGGGGCGTACTCATCCTGGGCAGCGATGGCGTTAACTCATCATGTTCTAGTACAGTATTCTGCATTTCTCGCAGGGGTTATTACCCCTAACGAGAGATTCACAGAATATGTGTTACTAGGAGATGATTTAGTTATCGCTGATCGTGAAGTAGCCTTCCAATATAAGGCCCTGTGTCTTCTCCTCGATATGCCTATAAACGATAGTAAATCACTCGTATCTAACGATATGTTTGAGTTTGCTAAACGAATAGTGTATAAAGGGGTCGAGATTTCAGGCTTTTCTATTGGGGGTCTCTTAGAAACTCAGAAGAAGTATTCACTTCTTCATGAATTTCTAAGGAACCAAGCTATTCACGGATGGAACTTGCCTATAGGTAAGCACCCGGACTTAATATCAGCCATTTTAGGGCTTTATGGTAAGTTCTCTCATCGAGAGCGTATCATAAAACTTTATATGGTGTATCACTACGTATCAGACTTTCATATGAATATGAAAGCTGGTACCTACATTGACCGTATCCAATCTTGCGAACAGTTAATTCTGTCCGTAAGAGAATACTTCCAACGTAGCTTTCCTTTATGGGAGGTTTTATCACCCCCCCAGATGTATAATCTGCTAGTGGACTTTGTCCAAGAGGTAAAGTTAAGAATAGTGGTACGAGATATAGAGAGATTGTTTGACGATAATGCAAAGATACAGAAATCTGTAGATTTACCTTATCGGAAACATTTCCCGAGCTTGAGTGTCCAACTATTACAAGCCCTCAGACGTGAATGCAACCCAATAACAGAGGTTGTTAATCGCCTACTCAGAAAATCAGTTGAGGAAGCTAACACTTTAGTTAGTGATCCTTCAGTTGATATTTTCGAGATAGGTATTAGCAAGTACTTTGTTGGTAAGGAAGTCTTCAGCCTGAGACGAGCGCGTAGCATATCTCTTGCACAAGCCCAGTTGACTAAGCAGCTACTTGATGTATGGCAAGATCGGGCCTTAGAGGCTGTCCCAATGATCCAGTATATTCATAAGTATACTGGGGTTCATTTGGAGAGTCCTTTAAGGGATAACCGACCTTCCTTATCAAGGAAGCGTACGTAGTCACTTTATGTTGTGTAGTTCTATATACTCGAGCGGGCAATGAAAGGTAATTCATGGAAGTCTCTGGGGTCCGGCCTTGTGTTATGCTAGTAGCACAACAAAGGATATCCGGAGCCAAAGTGCCATTTATTACCACCGACACTATGTGGTCGGGGGCTTCATTGACTCGGTTTCCC